ACAGACTAGGATTAAGCGATACCGCCAGCAGGCAAGTTAACGAAGAAAGTCATGTACAAAGACTCTGGCAAGAAACCAGCTTCGACTAGAGCGTATCTAGACTTAACTGCGATCTTCGGAGACATTGTACCTTCAGAGATAGTCTGAATTGACTCTGCCATCATGTAAGGCATGAATTTCAAACCTGGCTCATCGTCACCACCTTTTCTACCTACGCAAACTCTTGTGTCGTCGTATCTCATGTTCTGATCTACGTAAACGGTCATACCAGCAAGCGAACCAACTGGGTAAAGTGTACCGTTGTTTTGAGTTAGAGTGTTAGTGAAAGGAGCGAAAGTGAACTGGCTGATGTCCTGCAATGCAGAAGCGATAGCGGCGTTAGTAACGATGAAGTTAGCTGGTCCTCTTCTACCTCTGTTAGCAACCACGTTAGCAGCAGCAAGGATTCTTGAGTACAGTCTTCTCTGAAGAGTTGACAAGTTCTCGTAACCACCTGAAGCTGGACCTGCAGGTACAGTCATTGCGGTAGCAGTGTCTTGCTTGTTCACGTAGTAAGCACCAAGTGCAGCAGAACCAGTGAATGAGCTACCATTGATAACCAAGTTCAAGTTCAGGTTCTGGTTTTCAGTCTGGTTGAACTGTACGTGGTTAGACCAACCGAGAGCAAATGCTCTAGAAAGGATGTGCTTGTTGATAGATTGTGAAACCTCGTTAACAAGTGCATTCTCGATCATAGAGATTACATCGATACCGAACTGCTTGTTCAAGTCCTGGATTTGCTCAGTTGTTACAGAAGCAGCCACTTGGAAAGTTTCAGCTTCTACGAACTTCGTGAAGGTGCTTAGACCCATTGAGTTGTAGTAAGCTGATTCAGCTACTCCTCTCAACATTGGGTTGTAAGTCTTAGTACCGTCAACGTAAGGACCTTGGAAATCTTGGTCGTTGTTGAAACCAGCACCAGAGAAACCTTGGATGTGATCTTCAAGAGCTTTTACAAGCTGTGGAAGGTAACCGCCGTTTGATGATGTTGTACCTGTGTACATACCGGTGTTACCACTTCCGGTTACGATTTGGTAAGAAGTACCAAAGTAGCTAGCTACGTTGCTACCAGAAGCAAGACCAGTTACTTCGAAAATTGGGAAACCGTCAATTCTTGAAAGACCTACGAAAGTCAAAAGAAGAGTTGCGTTAACAGAAGCTGTAGCACCAACTGTGAAAGTACCAGCAGTAGCACCAGTAAGACCTGTAGCAGATCCTTGATAAACTGGGAACTTGATCATAGTGGGGGCAGTAGCCAACTGGTCTGTAGCAGAACCAGCAGCAGCTGCGTTGATTTTACCGCCAGCGTAAACATAGTCTAGGTAAGACAGGATACCTGTAGGACCTGACATTGGGATAACAGGAACGATGTCAAAACCAACGGTCTTAGCAGCAACCTGAATAGCCAATGGAAGAAGTGACGGGAATTTGTCACCTGAACCTTGGTTAGCAGTGTTGTAGAAGCCATTGTTAGCTTGAGTTCCCGCAGCGCCTGGGCTGTAGAAGTTAGCCATACCTGGGAATGCAGGTGGAGCAACTTGACCCATACCGTTTACTACACCTAGAGTGTTGTATGCACCGGCAGATTCGTTAAGTGAGTGGTAGTGACAATACTTTGTCAACCACGTTTTTTTGCTTGAATCAGTGATACCAGCCTTACCTTCGATAATAGGCGACCAGGTATCATAGATTTCTTGTTCATTGATTAGTTTCATGATTAGAAATTATTTTTTATTTGTTTGTTTGAAATCTTGATTCTAGAGATCTAGCTATCGCTTCCATGTATGAGTTACTATAACCTGGATTTGAAGCTTGATTTCCTTCATCATTTGTATTTTCGCTTTCGTTCATCTTTTGAAGTCCGATAGGAGCAACACCTAGTTGACGGGTTGACCAGAAGTTTCTGATTTGGTATGGTGTATCCAACTTATAGAAGTTCGACTGAGCAATGATAGATTGCTTGTGACCCTCGTTAAGAGATTCCCATACTTGAGCATATTCTGCTGGCATTTCGTCAATGAATTTCATTCCAGTGTTGAACACACTTTCTTCGTTAGAAGATTCAGTGAGAAGCGATGGTGCCTTTTGTGTTTGGGCGGTATATGAAGCTGTAGCAGCTTCGTTGATTTCTTCGGCTTTTTTGGTTTGAAC